TGAACCACTGGTAAGAAACCCATTATCCGAGTCCATTGTCTCGTTGCCAAAGATAACGCTACCGCCTGCCACAGGCACAGTGAGGTTCTCGCCAATCACCAGATCACGATTAGACGAAATGTCTGCATTGATTCTTGGCAGATATAAGTTGTAAGGATACTGAAGCGTTACGCCACGTTCATCAAACGCTACAGCATTAAAGGTAAATACATTAGCCGCAGTGCCGCTTTCCCAACCATAAGGTGCTCTGATAACTGGTGTGCCTTCAATAGTTACGAAGTTACGCCCGTTTTGCTCAAAGTAAGGCGTGATGATCTCTGCCATACCGCCAGCAAGGTGGAACGCACCATCGACTGTTGTGCTACTGCCACTGTACTCAATGACGCAGTTAATGTACGTCATGTTGTTTGCATTGGTCTGTGTGATGCCACGCAAGCATCCAGAGATGTATGCACGATTGACCACAACCGCGGTGCAAGCAGTTCCCAAGTTTAGTTCAAAACTTAGGCCATAGTTACATTCACCCGCAGTGTAGTTGTCAAGACCAATATAGACGCAGCCCTTTATTTCACAACCAGAACCACTAAAGTTAGTTGACCGTATGTTGTTAAAGTAAGCATAAGACGTACCAGTAGAGAGAATGCCATAGGTTAAAAACGCATCTGCTTTTGTGCCGTTAGAAGTAAGAATCAGATTCTCAATAGCAAAAAACTGTTTTGTCTCAGGCTGTGGTGCAATATATTGAATGTCAAAAATAGACGCTGTTGTTGATGTGTACAACTTAAGAGTTGTTGACATATCAAAACCGCTAATCTTTTTAACAGCATCGTTTTTATTGATGACCAAAGGTGAGTTAATGCGATACGTTCCAGATGGAATAATGATCTCTACCGCACCAGAGTTGATGGCGGCTTGGATTGCTGGCTGGCTATCTGCCACACCCGTAGGGTCTGCGCCATAGTCAAGCACATTCAATGGCGCACCAGTGATCATCGAATAAGAAACTTTTGTAAGTGCCATGTCTTACTCCGCTGGTTGCGTAGGCCAAACGATTGTCCAAGGGAAACCACCCTGCGTAGGTATATCTCTTAATGCTTGGCGATAAACTTCCCAAACACCAGGTATGTTTGCATTTGATTCCAAGTTCTTAATGACAACCCAATCTGTTTCTTTGAGTTTGTCATCACGGCTTTGACGCACAGACTTGGCCTGTTCAGCGTCTTTGGTTGCTTTGTATGCGGCCTCATGCTCTGCGGCTGTGGTTGTTACACCCTCAGCAGTAGTATCTACAAAGACAGGGCCAAGCACATACTTTGTGTACCACTTGCCATCAAGCTGTTCTACGCCATCTGCTTGAGAGTATTGGTAGCGGTGACCGCCAGTAGCTTGTGCGCCTTCAAAGACTACATCAGCACCCAAAGCCTCTAAGACTTCAGTTGTTGTTGTTTCCCATGATGGGCCACCATTGGCTTGTTGATATGCACGAAATTCTGCTTCGTACATGACTGCGCCTGATTCTTTAATTCTGATTTGCATGATGATTCCTTATGCGATAGCCAAAAAGATGTATGTGCCAGTGTTTACGTTAATAGCAGCTAAGATAGCTGAATCAACAGCAAAGCCTGTTGCTACAGTTGTAACAGAGCCAAGCGTTGCAGTTTCTGCATTTGTGACGTTAAAACGCAAATATGGGTCTGTTAATACAGTCATACCACGAACAGAATCATAGTAATACCAATCACCAGTTGCATCAGTGCGTTTGATAAGCACAAACCTAGCACCACCCGCACCAAAACCGCAGTTGATGGTTTGCGTTGACCCATTTCCTGTGTATGAGCCTACTTTGGAAACACCTGCACAAGTGGCAAAAAGATAAGCAATATAAGTTGCGGCAGAAGTATTAACCTCTGTTGCAGTTCCAATGCTAAAAACAGAAGCCGTGGGCGTTGTACTGTTCCAGCGTGTAGCACCTGTTGCTTTAGCGGCTGTAGTATTCAAAACAACATACTCTGTGTTTGCCAATGCGCTTGCATATACTTGCCATGCTGTTGCCCCAGAACGCCCTTTTACAATTATTAACTCTGGGACTGCCGCCAAGTTATGCGTTTGTGTTGTATTGCTTCCCGTACCTGTATAGCAAACAATATCCATAAAGGATGGCGCTCTCCTTAAGTTGTAGCTAACGTAGCTTGCGCTTGCGTTGTTATAATTGGAGTTACTACTTGTTCCAGCAGTAGCTGTATACCCAGTTTGGTTGAAACTAGAAACATATCCTGCAACACTTGTGGCCGATGTAAGTTCTGCATTAGTAGTATTAGTGACTACAGTACTACCACCAGTTAAACGAGTTCCCCAAGTATTTGACCAAGTTGCACTATCTGTAGACTTAACAGTTACTAAGTCTGCGGGAAATGTCCAATTTGCGCTTGTAAATGTACGAGGAGAAGTACCAGTGCCAGCCCAAGTTTCAGCACCAAACACACTAGTCCCCACAGTAGGCACTTTCATCGGGCCTCTGCGAATGGCTATGTAGATGTAAGTTGAGCCGCTTGCGTTAAAATTTGAACTTGTACTTGTAAGTTGAAACCCAGTAGCATTAGGTGAAAATGCTGTTGCTGAAGTTGTTTCAGCGTCTGAATTATATGGATTAAGAATGGCAGGGTCTCCACCAACAGGCAGTCCACGCATATTGTCAGCAAGTGACCAAGCCGCACTAAGATTTGTTCTTTTAATTAAAAGCCACTGCGGTTCATACCCAAGCGTCACAGTTGGCCCAGTAGCAGAACCATTCCCTGTATAAGACCCACACGAAATCACATTATCTGTACCAGTTAGGCCAAAGCTTCCTGCGTCATGGGCAAAGACGTAAGCCACATATGTGCCACCAGATGCGTTAACACTTGCATTAGTGCCTACGCTAAATACTGAGGATGTGGGAGTTGTGCTATTCCAATAAGTTGCACCTGTGGCGGCAGCGGCTGTGGTGTTAAGAAGCAAATATTGTGTATTGGCTAAACTTCTGTGGTAAACCGCCCAATCAGCGGTTGTGTCTGTGCGCTTGACAATAATCCACCCAGGTACTGAACCAAGATTATGAGCAATAGTTGTGTTAGAACCAGTACCCGTATAAGTCACAACATCAAAAAACTTTGCTTGTTCTCTAAACGACCATGAAGTGTAGGTAGCTGCACTGGTGTTTATTTTTGATAAAGTCCCAATAGAAAAACCAGTAGAATTAAATGAAGTTAAACCAGTAGCACGTGTAGTTTGTGCCGCTGTACTGTTTGATACCAAATCAAAAGTTGCACCTCGTGCTGTGTCATATAGCGCATGGTCAGTAGCGGCAGACCTACTTTTAATCCATGTAAGTCCACCCTTGCCAGACAAGTCAATGCCGTTTGTAATGGTCTGTGTAGCACCTGTGCCTGTGTAAAGGAATGTGCTAAACACATCCTCAATATATGGAATAACAGCAGCAGCACCACCACCAAAGGCATCGTAACTAGCCGCACCACTTGTTGCTTGTAATGGCATGGTTTAAGCCTTAAATTGTGTGTTGCTTGCCAAGACTGTAAAGGTTGCGCTGCCTGTCTTGATAATCAAATAACGATAGCTATCAATACCACTTGCATTGCCCGCAGTAGGCGCACCACCTAACCACACAGTAGTCACACCTACTGTAGTGCCATCAACTTGAACAGCAGAGTTGTAGTAAGCAGTAGCACCTTGAGTAACCAAGAAAGCCACAGTCATTGATTGACCAGTAGTCATCAAAGTGTCTAGCGATGTACCGCTAGAGCCTCTGAAGTTAACTGTCCAGTTAGCACTTGCGTTAGTTGTGTAGTACAGAACAGACTGAGTTGTAATGTCGTAAGCAATCGTGCCTGTAGCCGCAGTTGCTGATACTGTAACTACCTCTGCCGCATCATTTAGGACAATGGCTTGAGTAGATGATGTGCCAGAGAATGTCTTTGTACCTGTTATGGTTTGAGCGTCTGCTAGAGTTACAAAACTGCCACCACTGCCAGCCGTTGAAATTGATTTTAACATTTGTCACTTCCTTAAAAAAGAAATTCAATAATTGAATTGTATGGTGGAGCTTGTGAAAACGTAACATTTCCAACTGTTAATGTGTAAGTATTTTGGTTCTGATACACACCATTGATAAAAATCTGTGCTGGTAATGACGAGACTGAAAACACAGTTTGCGAACCATCTCCTGTTGCATTAGTTGCCAAAAAGCCATCAAAGTTATCTGACAGCGACGTGTAAACCACCGTGCCGTTCTTGTTCTGCACTTGGATAGAGTAATCGCCTGATGCGTAAATGCGTGTAGGTGTGCCTTGGTAAACAGGATAACCCCCACTGGTGCGGATGGGCTGGACAGCGGCAATCGTTAGCGCAGAATTAAAATACGCAACAATCGGGTTGGTTATTGGGTTCAGATTAGCTGTGCCAATCCAGATGTAACCATCCTCAAGCGGCTGTCCATCAGCATCTGCAAACGCTGGATATGGCGGTTCTACTGATAGTGCGGACATTTATTTATTCTCCTCGTCAAATTGACGCTCTGTTTGGATTGCAGATTGCAAGAATTGCATACGAGCATCAAGCTCTTTAGGCAACTTAATTTGATCTGCAAATTTTTGAAACGATTGTGACATAGCTGTGCGTCTAATACTAGCCGCACTTGGTGTTCCCTTTGTAGCAGCTTCTATTGTAAGTTTCTGGAATCCCTCATCAGCAAACAACTTTCCAGCAGCTTTCAGCGAATCTTTGTTGCCTTGAGTCATTGCTCCAGTAATTATCGAAGTCGCAGCAGCCGCAACAGGCCCACCCATTGCCGCAGCACCCGTCAATGCACCTTTTGAAAGTGTGCTTTCCATGATTTTGCCAATCAGACTTTCGGCTTGCATCCCTTGCAACAACGCTTGGTTTGCTTTTCCTGTTGTCAAAACATTTACTCTGGCTTCGGTAACTCTTTTAGAAACTTCAAATAGATCACGCAAAACGTCTGCTGAGTCTTTTCCAAGTGTGTCTACGATGGTTTTGTAAACTGGTGGATTGGCTCTCAGTTTTGGATAAAGATCAGCAAATTCAGAAAACCCAAAACCACCCTTTTCTGCTCCTCTTGCAGACCTCGTAGCTGATGCCAAAGCTGTTGCCAGCGTTTCTTTGCGAAACTCCTCTGGCACTATCTTGAGCAAACGATTGAAGTCGCCTGTGTCACCTTTACCACCACTGATGATAGCCGATCTTAATTTCGAGCCTAAACTTCCCTCAATATCTTGACCAAAAGCATTAATAATACGCTGACCTATTGCTTTTTCTTTTGCCGTTAAAAGATTGGCACTTCGTAATTGTTGGCGTACTTCTGCATCAGCTAGTTTTTCAACATTATCAAGTTGGTCTTTTGCCAATGCACCATATATTTCTTTTAATCTGCCCTGCGATGTGCTTTTTGAATAATCATTTTGCACACCCTTAATTGAATCACCAATGAGGGTTTTTTCTTCTCTCAATCTACCATAAGGTACTTTGCCAGCATCGGCATCGTTAACCATTTTATTAAGCATTTTGAGGGTTGCATTTTTTTCAACACCTTCTGCGCCTAGTCTTGATGTTATTTCTGCTAATTTTGCTTTTAATGCTGGAAATGTGACCAATGTTTGTTCTGGTACTTTTAAGTCAACCGTATCATATAAATTTTTAGCTTGTTGAGCCGTTGTTTTTTGTTGCTGGATAAGCGAATCTTTAATTTTTTGTGAGACAACAGCAGGCGCAACTGTACCTTCAACAAAAGAAGCATCAAATTGTTTTATCACATCATCGGCTTTGTCTACAGCTTGGGTTACTGTATTGCGCCATGCTGCTTCAGGTTCACCACCAGCAACGGAACGTGTTAAACCAGCAGCTGCTCGGACTTGTGGGTTGTCGCTAAAAACATCAGCAGGCAATTGGATGCCAAGTCGATCAGCGGCTTCTTTTGCCGCCAAATTAACTTGTGCAAGATCAGCCAATCTGTCACGTGCGCCAGATGAACCAAAACCTGTGCCTGCGGCTTTTTTAACTAAGTTACCAACTTCTTCTTCAGTCACTCCAGCCACGATTGGCGCAACTGGTGCTGCTGGCAAAACTGGAATCTCTGGGGTTATTGGTGCAATTTCTGGCATTACTGCGGCTGCTGGAGGTGCTTCTGGGGTTATTGCTGTACCCATTGGAGCACCTGCTACACCTGTTGGTGCTGGTGCTTTGCCTGTAACACGCTGAACGCCCTTCTTAACCGCTTGGACAACTGGGGGCGCAACTTTTTGCAAAATTTGTCCAACTGGGCCAGTAGCACCAGCTACAGCCACTTCGCCTTTGTCAAACTGTCCACCAGTTGCGGCTTGTGTTCCCTCGATTGCCGTCTGTGTTAATGCCGACTTACCAACAGCACCCAAAATACTTGTAGCTCTCCCTGCTGGAGTAAATGCCAATAAACCACCAACTGCACGAGGTATATCTCCAACAGTAAAGCCAGGCGGTATTGCATATTCTTTTTGGTCAACACTTGAACGCAGAATAAAGTTTCCTTTTTCATCCTGTCGCACGCCAAGTTGTGGAAAGTTGGATTGCAAAATCTGCACAGTCTCTTTTGGGTTTGATACCAAACTACCCAATGCAGATTTAAACGATGCAAGACTCATTTGATTGAGTTCTGGCATAGTTGTCCACTCAGGCAATGCTTGTGTCTCTGGTGTTGTTCTAGCACGCCCTGTAACTGATTCAGCAATGCTTTCTAAAAAGCCCATTTTGGGCTGTGATGCCGCCCATTGCTCAGGCGACATTGGAGCTGCAGTAGGTGCAGCAGATGCTGGTGCAGGAGCTGCTGGAACAACCTGACGCATCTGGGACGCCAACCATTCTTCTGGACTCATTGCGCCCCCACTGACTGCTTGTATGCACTCCACTGATCATCAGTGAAGTTTGCGGGGCGATTAAAAGTCTGACCATTAACTATCACACTATTTGGTGATGGACTTGGTGCTGGTGCTGCTGTCTCAGGCCCAAACACATTGTCAGGGTTGAGTTTGTAGTTTTTGACCACAATGCCCAAGTCTTTTTTTTCCTGTTCTGCTTTTTTCTGAGCTGATTCCAGATATTTTTGAGCAAGGGCTACGTATTCTTTCCGTTGCACAGAACCTAGAAGTTGACCGTTTTTGGCTTTTTGTAGTCTATTCTCTAATTGTGTAAACAATCCAGCTGTATCGCGTGCTGTAGCAAATTCTGTTTCGCGCACCACTGAGCCTGGGTCAAGCATCTTCATAAAGCTCGTTATCAAGGCAATATCGCCAGGGCCGTTACCTGTTTCTGCCGAAGATTTGATATTGTTGTAAGTGCCTTGCAGTTCGCCATATACCTTGGTGCGGCCTTGAAATTCCTTGCGGATTTTTTCTTCCTGTGTAAACTTCTTATCAGGATCAACACCACCAGTGGCTTTGAGGGCCTCCAATTCAAGTGCGGCTTTTTGACTTTCCAGACCAAGTTTTTTGGTTTGAGCCAATGCCGAACTAGTTTGTGCATTTGTCAGACCAAGATCAGCGGCTTTCTTTTTAAGATCTGCAAGTGTGATCTGCTCTGCATACTTTTCCTTAACCTTTGCTTCATTTGTTTGTGCAAGTTCAAGGTCTCGTTTAATTATCAATCTTTCAGCTTCAATTGGTTCATTTTGCAATTTGATACGCAAGTCTGCAACTTTAGTTTGAGCCTCAGTTACTGCTTGATC